CTTAATCATTAGTTTCCAATTATTAATTTGCGAAGCACCTGCTCTTGTACTACTTGTATTGTTTATGTAAATCTGTTCAAAGATCGCTCGTTTCACGATTGCTGTTCTTTTCAGAAAGCAGATGCAAAGGTAAGAACTTTAAAGCATATCTTCCAAATATTTTCGGAAGTTTTTTTTTCATTTTTTCTCTTTTCTGTATTTTCAAATCCTTTAAACAAGGATAAGAAAAGCAAAACAAGAAAAGTTCTTTTTCTTTGCGAGTCGGACTGCAAAAATAAGGAGAATTATTAATAAGTTCCAAATGTTTTTCGAAAAATATTTTTATCTCTTTTTATTTCTCTGTGTCACCTTCCACACTTCTGTTTCAGTATTTCAATCTTACCACTTTCCTTCTCTTGGAAAGCGGGTGCAAAGGTATAGGATTTAACAATACAAGCCAAACATATCTATCATTTTTTTTAATAAAAATGAAACTTTTTTGTAACTTACTGATTCATAAATGCATTTCGCATGAACAATTTTGAAGAAAGGAAAAAGAGAGAAAATAACTATACATTATATATATACGTGCGCGCGAAGAGCACGAAGAAAGAGAATAAAAACATTTTATAAGCATGCCGGATTGGGTGGTGGCGGTTCTGTCAGTATAGTCGCCGCATCAAAGCAGGGACATTGTTTCACCCACTCTTCCGGCTCTATCTCCCCGTTATGTATAAACCGCAAAACGTTCTGTGCTACTTTTTCAAATCACTTTGTGAGTTTTTTAGAGTTATTAACACAAAACGAATTGCGAAAGTTTATTCGCTTTTCGGGACTTTCTAAACACCTTTCAAAAGCCATTAAAAAACATCTCAAATCATACATTTTACCTATCTTTGTATAAACCTTAGCTATGATGTACACCTAAAAAAGTGAGATCTGTTTTCCATGTGGAGCCGCATAGTTACATACTATCCACTCCTCTTGTTTCCACCTATTGTACTACCGGTAGAACCGATATTGGAGCTCCCAGAACACTACGAGGAAGTGGATATTCCAGAGGAATTTGCAAAGGAAATCTCTTTGGAATAGCCTGAATAGACAGCGGAGAGAAAGTTCCTCCCACCGTTTTTATTAACTTTCCACTATCTCACTCATTGGCCGGATGTACGCAGCCCACTTTCTCCATCCGTTTGATGTCTTGTAGGCGTTGACAGCATTGTCGGGCACATAGATGTCAGGTATCCGGGGAGCGTTAAGCAGTGTCCAGTAATCGGTCGACGGAGGTGTTTCGGTCCGTATTATCAGGGTCTTCAACAGAGGAGAATTCCCCATACCGGTCACCGACACGGCATTTTCCCCGATTTCCACACGGGTCAGTCGTGGCATATCCCCCAATCCGCTAATTGCTGTGACATGGGGCGGATATACGAATTCCGAAATTCCGGTACCGCCGAAAGCGCCAGACTCAATAGTTGTCACTGTGTCAGGAATGGAAATTTCTTTCAACGCCCCACAATTGTAGAAAGCCTGCTTTGAAATAGTGTCGCACCCATTGCCTATTATGCATCTTTCCAGAGAGACGCATCCGTAAAAGTATTGGTATCTGATATTCCTGTTTTCCGGCAATTCGATACTTTGCAAAGACGTACATCCGGTAAACAGATTATTGGACGAGGTGGTGAAATTTAGCCACTTGAACTCATTGAACGAGACAATCCGCGTATTGTTTGCAAATGTGCCGGCATTGATTACCTGTTGAACGGCCGCTTCCTCTTCCGTTATATAGCCGTCCTTGTCGGCATCCCATATGCCAAGGCAGATGCGCCGGGCTTCCGCGTCCTTGAAATGAATGGCCGCTTCACCGACAAGTACCAGATTCAGTCTGTTGAATACACTTCTCAGTGCATCCACCGTGTCCTGGTAGTACTTGGAATGCACAGTAATGGTGCCTTCCAGTACCGGTATCGGGTCTTCGCCGGACAGTCCCTCGGCTGACAAGCCGGAGTAGCTACCGTCGGAGAGGCGGGCGAGCATGTCGAGTGCGTCGGCCGTGTAATACTCCTCATTGAAACCTATTGCGCGGATATGTTTCAGCGCGTGGGCATCACCCTGCGGTTGCTGTGCCTCGATGACGTCAGACAGCAGTTTCATGGGCTGCAGCAAAGGACAGTTCTCCACCCAGAAGTCTGTCACATTCGGGGCGCACTGGCCGATGCGCAATCCGTCGGTGGACAGCAGGGGGAAGTTCCTGAAGCCGATGTACTTGTTGTTTGCCGGATACTCGATGACTTCGAGACTGCCGCCTTCCGGAACCTTGATCTGGCTGAGATTGGTTCCGTCCGCATATATCTCACGGATATTCTGGCAGGCGCTCAGGTCAAGAGTACCCTGCAAGGTGGCAATGTTTGACAACAGGACTTTCTGTAGGCTGCCGCAGTCGGCAAGGGTAAGCCCGGTGATGGTGATGATGACGTTTTCGGTCTTGCTGCCCAGGATGAGCTCCGTCAGGCGCCGGCCACGGACCACCATGGTGCCGCTGACGTTCTTCCGGTGCCAGTCGCCGATGGAGAGCAGCCAGCTCGCCGCCTGGATGGCGTTCTGCTGGTCGGCAGAGCCGCCGAGGTCGATGGTCATCCGGCACACTTCACCGGCCTTGGTCCTTGCGCCCTGCACGATGCTGGTACCGTTTGCAATGGCCGGGTACATGTCGAATGCCGGGGTTATCTCGTAATCTATCAGGTCGCCTGCTGCACGCACGATGATGGTGTCCGTTCCGCTGTTTGAAAACAGACCGTAGCTGTATTTCGACATGATGTACATGATGCGCTTCTTCACCCAGGCGGTTTCGGCAGAGCAGAAGTCGCCATGCGATTGGGTGATAGGGTCGGTGTCGTTGGTATAAGAGCCGCTGTTGTAGGCTATCTTGGCTATCTCGTAGCGTTTGGCATCGGCGTTGACCAGCGTGGCCGGGAAATAGTTCTTGATACCGAGATAATACTTCTTGTAGAAGGCATATACCTTGTCATAGGGAGTGCCCGAGGATTGTCCGCACAGGCTTTCCATGGCACTGAGCATCTTCCGCATGCCTGCCGCAATCTCGGCGCTGAATGCCAGTTCGAGCATGTTCCAGAATACGGATGTCTCGCCGTTCCAGATGGGCTGGCCGTTACTGTAAACATCGTGCATCTCGCAGTGGTAGGGCTTGCGGTCCTGACCCTGGTTGTCTATCGGGAAGATGGTGTCGGCATCGTCCAGGCGCCACCGCCACTTGCTGCCGGTAGTGCAGAAGTTATACGGATAGGTGTTCTTCGCCCGCTGGTCGGTTCCGGCCGTAAACTCCACGAAATTATGATGGAATACGGCGTCGCTGATGTCGAAGCAGTCGGGTATGGTAGCCCGGAAAAGCTGCTTCCTCGCATTGACGAACAGTTCATTCAGCTGGTCGGCCGTGAAGGCTGATAAATCACTGCTCAAATACTCTTTGAGCTGTGTCTTAAGGTTAATCTGCCCGGCCCCGATGTCCGAAGGGATGAATTTCCCTTCCGCCGCCTCATAGTAGTACAGATTGTAGAGGTCGGCATCGCTGGTCTTGGCAATCCAGTACTCATACCCCGTGCTCCGATATTCCGCAACAGAAGCATTCAGCTCCGCCAGCGTGCCGCCAAACGGACGGATGCGGTTGTTGCAGACATATACGGCGTTATAGGAATCTATCCACCTCTGCGCAGAGAGCGGTTCGGTCTCGTCGGCATTCAGCTCTCCGGCGTCGAAGTCCCAGCAATTGGTATCATTGTACTGGAAAGCTTCCTCATCGGCATTGTACGCCCAGTATGACTTGCCGCGGTTCCAGGGCACGCGGAACAGTGCCCCCAGCGGTGCGTTGTCCGAGCCCTCTACAGAGAGAAGTTCCGGGAAAGCCTCCGTATCATATCCGAAGCAGAGGTCGTCCCCTTTGTCCGGACCGAAGGTGAACTCACCCATGCAGGTATATACATCCTGCCCTTCCTCGTTGACCGACTTCGAGAAGCCGATGAACGGTTCCTGATAGACGGCCACACGTATCTTCGGGTCGGCAGCCATCGCCTCGTTCTTCATGCCCATCTCCTTGAAGAGGGCATCGTAGGCATCCACGCTGCCTGCCTTGTGGTCCTGCATGGAGCTCGCCCAGTTCTTCTTGGCGGTCAGGCGCCCGGACTTCGGGACGTTGTCGTACATCAGCACACAGTTCTTGTCCGTAGTACCGTCGGCATAGGTCGCAATGGAGGCTATCTTGTTTCCATCAGCGTCCTTCAGCCCTTTCATCTTAAATCTAACATTCCACTCCAGGTATTTTTTGGAAGATGTACCCTGGCCTTCCACCAGCAGATTGGTAAGCGTGAAGTTCCTCTCCGGCTTGTCCTTGAAGAAGACTTCCAGATTACCCGCCACGCCCGAAGGGTTCATCAGGTTCGGGAAAGGCTTGTCTACCACAAACACGTTGTACAGCAGCTTCGTGGCATTGAAGTCGATATTCACACCCTCACCGTCCAGCACGAGGTTGACGTTTTTCTCCGCAAGCTTCTCGTCGGTGGTCACCAGCTGGTTGATATAGTTCTTCTGTACGGCTTCCGAAGGCAATGCACTGTCGTAGACACGCAGCCCGTACAGGTAGAGGTTGGCATAATCGCTACCCAGCACAATCTTGCCGTCATTGCGGAAGTAGTCGTTGTTCTCGTAGGCATACTGCCGGTTCTTCTTGCCGTTGATGTAGATGGCCACAATGTTGAACCCTGCATTCCCGTAGGCATCGGGCATCACGACTACTGTCAGGCGGATACGCACACCGTTGTCTATAGGTACGTCCTGCGTCGAGCTCTCCTGCATGGACTGGGAGAAGAAGGATACGTTCTCGCCCGACACGCGCAGGCCTACGTTGTTCTCCGCAATGGTGATGATGTCCTTGCTGGCATCCGAGGGATTCTCCACCTTGAAGTCGATTTCGATGGTCTTGCCCCGGCGGGCGGCTTCCGTGGCGAAGGGGCGGTAGTCTATCACGGCCCTGCTGCGGGCGAATATCTTCAGTGCCTTCACTCCGTCGGCGTCAGCCGCCCATCCGTCGTTGCTCCAGTTCAGGTTGCTCCACTCTACCGGTACGGCCGTCTTGTCCACCTCGTTGATGACGCTCCTGTAATTCGTCTGCGAGTTGGCACGGGTCCGAGGATTGATATAGAGTGCGGCGCCTGCCGTAGCCGAATAGCCCAGCGAGTTGTTCACCGGCAGGACAATGGGTTCCGTCAAGGCATCCGCACCGTCCGTCACGCCGACTGTGACGCCGAAGTCGGCATCGTCATCCGTCTCCACCTCCATCGGGTAGGTGAAGGTGTTCCTTGCGTTCGCCACGATGGCGTCATTCTCGGAACTGTACACCTCCATGCCGTCTCTGGTGATGGAGAACCTTGCCTCGGTCAGTGCGGACGGACCGTCGTAGATGGCGTAGTCGAACACCGTGTTGTCCTGCCAGTTGGTAAGTTGCTCCGCCACATTGTTGACACACATAAGCTTCACCGCTTCTCCGGCAGTGGCGATGCACATGATGTTGACCGATACGGATTTTGTCTGGATGGTATTGTCGGAGTTGGAAAGATAGAAACTCACGTTGTATACGCCCGTCGCTCCCGGATGCTCCAGCAAGTAGATATACGGAGTATCCAGATACACGGCTGTGCCTATCGCCTTGTCGTAGCTCTGGCTGTAGCCGTCGCCGGTGACGGTCAAGTGCAGCGTCTTGTTGATGTTGCCGTTGATTATCATCGGGATGTTGATGTCTCCGGAGAAGGCGGTCCACCAGGCGAAGTTCGGGGCGCTGATGCCCAATGACGTGAGTTGCACGTTGTAAGTTACCGGTGCGGTGGTCTTGTCGGTATTCTCCCCCTTGATGGAAATCTTCACGCTGTTGCTTCCTGATGACAGCCATTCGGCTATGTCCTGCCTGATGGATACGCCCGAAGAGACTTCCATCTGCTTCACCACGGTGAAGTCGGCATACTTGGCGTTCTTCATCATGATGGTGCACAGGCCGAGTTCTCCGGTAGACTTGTAGGGTTCGTCCAGGCTGTCGCGATACTGCGAGATGAAGGAGAAGTCAAGCACGCACTCCTCGCCGTACTGCGTGGCGAAGCCGAGCGAGGCCATGTTGTTCCGGACATATACGCTGTACATGGTTCCGGCGCCTCCGGCCAGTTCGCGCACAATCTGTTCAAGCGTCGCACCGGAAGCGCCGTCGAAGGCTGTGCCTGGGTCGGTACCGATGACAAGCTGCGCATTCCTCACTTCCTGCAGGGCGTTTTTCAAGTTCTGCATCGCCGCCTTGTTCGTCTCGAGGCTGTTGTCATTAACGCACTTGGCGAACTCGTTAATCTTTCCGACAAGTTCGTTCAGCTCCTCGGCCCTGAGGATGTTGCCACGAACGAAGTTTCTGTTTAATTTATCCATAACCTATCCTAATATATCGTTGTCATCAAGCCTGCTTGAGTCCAGTATGAAGTCTACAATCTCAATAACCTTGCCGCCACGCGCGGCAAGGGCGTGCATTATCAGGTTCGTCTCGAGCATGCCCGTGTCGGCCATGTCACTCTCGATACGGCTGATGACCGCATTCGTGGCACCTCCATCGTCACCGGTCACGCGCTTGCTCAAAACGAACCTGATGTAGCCCATGTCACTTGACGTTCAGTTGGTTGATAATTTCACGCTTCACTGCGGCTATGAGCCGGGAGTTCTTGACTACAAGCTCAAGGGCCTTGCTGTATCGTTCAGGAATCTCCACTGCATCCTTTGAATAGTAGATGCTTTTAGCTAAGTCCTCAAAGCCTATGTCCAGCAGGATACTGCCGTTGTACATCATTTCATTGCCGACGGTTTCCGCGGCGTCGAAGGTCTGTCTGCCGCCCTCGAATGAGGTCTGGGCCTCGATTTTTCTAAAATTAATTTTCATCTGATTCTTGCTATATTACTTGTTTTTCATATTTCTACCCAAGTATTTCCACCATCAGAAGTTTTGAATACGCCTGAGTTGGATATCTTAAGGCCATGTCTTCCGGCTACGACATTCATTACATCATAAAAACGTCCGCCGGAGGAATCCTCCACGATGACAGAAATCCCGTCTGCACCGATATCCACATCGTAAGATGCGAATTGTGGTCCTCCTGCATGATTATACTGAATACCCTTAGAAAAATGCAAGCCGGAATTTGAAAGCTTCATTGCCGGAATATCAATCGGATGCCAACCGGAAATATAGGAACCAAGACCTTCGTTAGTTATTTTGATACCCCCGATTGTACCGCTTATGGCTTCAATAGCCCCATTCTCTAATATCTTGAAAAAACTGTTTGCCGTAACAATTCCTTCAAGACGTATCTGGTCGGCACTCACCAGCGCATTGCTCTGGAACCTCCCGTCGGGCAGCTCGGTAACGAAAGCGGCTATATACGATTTCTTTACATAACCATCCGAAGCGGTTTTCTCTGCAAACATCTGCACAAGGTTTGATTCGGTGATGAGCCCCGACTTGTCGATGTTCGTGATATGCCCCGCCGCATCAAAACTCACTTTCTTCGACAGCAGCGAGTTGAAGTCCCCGGTCGTCACAAGTCCGGAGGTGCTGATATTCGTAATGTTTCCGGAGCCGTCGAAGTGGATGCCCTCCACCAGTGAGGCAATGGCATCCTTTGTCACCTGGATGGCCGCTGTATTCTCATCCGCCGTACTCTGCGCTCCCCGTGCGGCATAATAGGCATCGTAGGCATCACTTATCCCTTGATTCGCGAGCCTCGTAGCTTCGGCAATGCCATTTTCCGAATCCGTCACCGCAAGCGTGATGCGGTCTCCCAGATTCTCGATATAGGCTGTCGTTGCAGTGGAGGAAGGCTGCCAATCGGATATGTAGAAGTTTTCCCCGGCTTTTTTTGCGCGAATACAAACAAGGGCATCATTCTTATAAGTTATAGTGCCGTCATTATATGTCGCATTCAACCATATGTCTCCCACATCATAGTCATCAAATGTGGTAGGCTGCGACACGAATGTACGCCGTTTGCTGTCTGCCGTATCTTGCGCTTTGGCAGCATCTTCCAGAGCCTTCAGCGTCAGATGGTCGGTGATTTCATTCCAGACACCCGACTCGAACCGGTAGCCCTGCCCGGTAGCGGTGTTGTAGAACAGGTCCTGGTCGTGCATGGCCTTCAGCTCCGCGGTAGTCCACTCCGAAGCGGGAATGTTGCCAAGTGTAGGCTCATAGCCGTAGAACCACATCGTGTACTCCTTGTCGGTCTGCTGCTTTATTAGGTCCATGTCCACCTGCATGTCGTCAAGGGTCTTGTCCATGTCCTTACCCGTGGCCTGGTTGATGAACTTGGCGGTAATCTCGCTGAGCACCGTATTGAAGTCAATCAACGGTTCGGGCATCGTGTACGAGTTTATCCCATTGTATATGCGCACATAAGGCCCTCCGGCGGTAACGCTGTCCCATACAATGGCACCCTGTCGGCCCGTGTCCGTCCGGTTGCCGAGCTGCACGGTGCTGTCTCCGGCAAGCGGGATGTCGCTGCCCGATGCACAGTCGTCCTTGGAGAGGTCTATGTAGTCGTCTCCCACGCCCACTACGAGCCGCCAGTAGTAGTGGTTGCCCGATTTCAGGTTGAACGTCTCGCAGATGGCCTGGTCATCCTCCTGGAAGGTGTTGTATACGGTACGACCCTCCGAATCAGTGGTCTTGAAATAGCAGCGCCAGTATGCGCCCTTGTCCTCCACGCGGTTGCAGATGATGCCACCACCGGTATTGTACTGCCTGCCCCCGACATAGGTGGACTGCTGCACCTGGATGTCCTCCACGCTCAGCTTCTTCCGGATGTCCACAAAGTCGATGTCGAGATGGTAGTTGCCGTCCGCGTCCCGGTAGATGCCGAAACCGCTGCCACCGGCGGCAAAGTTTTTTGATACAATATCTTTCAGCAGTATAATCTCGTTCAGCGTTGCCGTACCCTTCACGTTGATGCCCTCGATGAAGGTCATCAGCTTCTCGATGGTCTCGGCGATATCCTTGCGCACGTAGCGGTCGTCGTTGTCGTTCTTGCTGCCTATGGGGTCAAGCTTGAAGTGCCTCTTCCCGTCGGTCTCCGGTATGCTGTCGTCCTTCGACAGCTTGTAGACGGCACCCCCGTTCTCAAGGGTCGACACGAGCTGTCCCGCATAGGGGAAATAGGCTTCGGCGTCAGTGTTCCTCGCGTATACGCGTGCGTCCTCTATGGTATCGAATACAGACGAGCTGTCGATAGGCCGGTACGTTGTCCTCTTGTATTGCAGCGCGAAGCTGCTTCCGTTTATCTTTACCATGTCAACTCGTTTTGAATGTGAATGTATCGGCATCGTTCGTGCCGTCGGTCCGTATCACCCACATGCGATAGCCCTTGGCCGTGCTGCCGTTGGCGCCCTCCACGGAGATGGGGGTGGGGCCGCTGCACACTCCGGCGTCTTCGATGAAGTTGCCGGGATATGCGGTCAGGGTGAGCTCGCTTACGGTTCCCTCAGGTATGCAGATTACGATTGTCTTCCACCGGCCGACACTGAACTTGTAGCTGCCGGCCCCGGTGTACATCCCGCTGCTGCCGAGCGACCGTACCTGGGCCGATGTGGCAGGCACAGAGTCCACAACCCCGGCAAACCACTTGCGTCGCACGTTCACGCTGATCGTATTGTTCAGTGTTGTTTCCGGTATTGACTTGTCCTCACTTTCCGCATACACAACAGTGGCCTTGTAGGTTTCATTCTGCGTATAGTTACCAGTCAGATTGCGTACAGCTGTCTGCACGCCGTTATTTTCAGCGGAAAATTCAAGTTTGTTCTTCTCGTCGTTATCATAGTACGCCTTTGTCATTGCGCCGTTGCCGTTGCGGGTAGCCGTGTAGGTAATACTCCCTTTTGTCGAGCCATACTCCACATCGTTAGCCGTAGATAAACGGCCGTCAAGCGTGGCGGGTACGGGCTTAAACAGCAATGCCTTGACAAACTGCGTAAAGGTCATGCCTTTAGGTAATTTCTGCCCTTTATCTATGTGCCCGGTCTTGTCTGCATTCGATGTTACATCCGTTTCCAGTGCGGCACTGCCGGATGCCACAATAGTGTCTCCACCCGATATCACCGAACCCGATGAACCGGAAGAACCGGATGCACCCAGTTCGCGAAGCCGCTTGCTGCGCGGGCGGGCTTCCCGCCTGACTACCGACGATATATATTTCTTATCCATATTCAATGCCCCTCCTTTATTCTTTATCCGATTTATATTCGTCCGGACGAAGCTCCACTATTTCGAGCTCGCTTTCGTCCGATATTGTATCCTGCACGTCGGTCAGGCAGATGAACCGCTTGCTTTCCTGGCAGGCCTCCATATAGGCTGTCAGGTCTGTATCCAAGATGTGAGCTGTACCGGCCAGCAGGGTTCTGCGATCTGCGTATTGGCTGTAGAGTGTACCGATGAGCAACTGTTCCGCCTGCGTTGTCCGTCCGGCACGGGTCAGTTCTTTCAGCTGGCAGCTGTCGCTGGTGCGGAAGTATACGCCTTTGGCTGTAGGATTTATCTCAGTCATCGTGCCGCATATCGTATCCAGTTTGATGTCCTCTTTGGCTGCCTCATTGATGATGCCGGTATATTCGATATCTTCACTTTTCGCATCACTATAGACAACATTCTTACGTACAATTTCAATTTGAGGAGCTTTATATAACATCCATCGTATTTTATCATACCAATCACTGCTGACATCGGTATTTGTACTTTTAGTCCATTCGACAATTTTGATTCCGACATAAATGCAAACCTCTATATAACCTCCATTTGCAGGATAAGGTATATATTGCCCATCTTCCATTTTTTTGAAGGAATCGAACATTTCATTATGAGTATATCCTACACAGTGACGATTCTTTTTCCAGCCAAGAACTCCCGACGAAAAATGTCGATCCTCAGGGTCGTACCACTCCAGTAAACAGCTTTTATAGGTGGCAGCGCCATTTTTCCATTCTCCAGCAGTCCAATACAAGGTGGGCTTGATATCTGTATGACCCATCACGGCTGCATTGGAGTAATGCATCAGCGCATTTCCATCCTCATTGTACAAGGTGACGGTAGCAGGTACTGTAACGAAGTTAAACTTGTCTTTCATATCGTTATAGTTCCCTTTCTCATTTCCATCATTGGCATCTGTAAAAGGATTGTAACGGGCATCTATCAACATCTCCATACTTAGGCGAAGATAATATCTGCTTCTTTCCGCTTCTTCCAGTTTCGGGATGAATACCCGGTGAGTTTTCATCAGTACGGTTTCCTGGCTGGATGTTTGCGGAAGCAGTTTCCGCTTCGGAAATCCGCTTGTCAAAGCGCCATGCCCGCCGGTATAGAAACTGAAAGCGACACCGGATGATTCCTGTCCTCCCATCAAAGGCTGGATATGAAAATACTTTGCCGGCCCATATTTTTCGGCAAGTCCGCTACCCTTATCGCTAAGGAAGATGGTGAACGAAAGCAGAGAGTAATCCCATTCGTATCCTATCTTGTGATCATCCAAATAGTCAGGGTAATAGGAATAGTACTCACCCCCCGATGGCTTATCACTTGTCAGGTTCGTCATGCTTTCCGAATATACATCCTCATATACCACCTCCTTATCCAGCAATTTCGCATCCGAATAAGGAGAGAAAGTGATCTGAGCATTATTCGTCACTTTATCCACCCCCATCGTCTGATTGTCCCTGCTCCAAACAGCTTCCTGAGCCGGAGCATTCAGATAAAGTCCGTTCAAGTCGTATATCCAGATTTTCCCGTTCCGTTGCACCATGCGGAGCGACAGCGGCTGCAGCATTCCTTCCACTACATCTTTCAACGTTGAAGCTTCACCGTCTTCATCGTAGAAGTTATCACTGCGGACACTGATTTTATCCAGTGTGGCCCGGACGTTTCCTGCCAGGAAGGTAGTCAGATAATCCTGGTTCAGACCTCCATAATTGATTCGGCTGCGTTGGAGGGCATGCAGCAAAATACCTTCCAAGGTCTGCATCCCGGACAGATTATACTTCAGCCTGTCCAGTATACCGAAGTCGCTGAAGGTCAGTGCCACCTCATATTCTTTTCCGTAAGCGTATGGTTCCTCGTAGAACTCCGGGTCCAGCGTACCGCTCCAATAGAGCTGCCCGTTCCGCAGCACATCCAGGCGGATGCTGCCGGGGGCGATGGTATATAAATCCTCGTAGGTGCGGTCGCCGGGACTGGTTACGGTCAGTGTGGCGGTACTGCCGCATATCACTTCGTGCTTGTCCGTATGCTTCCACTCTATCACCAACGGTTCGTCGGCCGGGAAGTTGAGGACGCCGACGGCAGGATATGCCCCGTCTGCTTCCTGACTGATGCCCACCTCCCACACCACATTTTTGCGGCTGAGGTATTTGCCTGAATATCGTAGGTATTGTGCCATTTTAATCGCTGTTTAAATATCGTTTGAATAAGGTTTGAATCAGCTTCTCCTGCTCAGGTTTGTTTCCCGTTCCAGTATTCCCGTCAGTGCACGCCCGTCTATGCGGAACCTTACGTCGCCGGACATGCCTCCCGGTCCTGCCGGTTGTATCAGTTGCCTGAGCCGGTTGAGCGGAGCCACTACTTCCGGGTTGTTGCTTGCTCCGGCATACTCACCGAAGAGTCCCAAGGTAGGGCCGTAGGCGATGCCTCCGTTGGCAAACTTGGGCAGACTGGTCAATGCAGCCAGCACACTTGCCACGGCTGCAACAGCCATTATCGGGCCTACAAACGGAATACTTGCCACGGACGATGCCGCACCGGTAGCAGCTGCGGCTGTGTTGGCCGTAGACAGTGCCGCCAGTTGTGGCAATGCCTGCGCGATGGCGTTCAGCAGGTTGCCGGTCCAGTCCAGCCAGGCACCGGCTTGTCCGCCGATCACCTCTCCCAGCGAACCCATCGCATTGCCCATCGCTCCCATCGAGCCGATGGCCTCGGCATTCTTTTCCCTTGCCTTGTCTACGGCAGCATTCCAGGCATCCATGCCTTCCAGAGGTTTCTCCAGGTCCAACTTAGGCGCCTCCAATTTCAAGTCTTTCAAGCCGCCTTCTTCCTGCGTAAGACTAATGGAGGATTGCATGCTTCTTTTAATCGGGGCATCCGATATTACTCCCTCTTCCGTAGGTTTCAGCGTGTAGCGTGCCTCAAAGTCGGCATGTTTCAGGCGATGCTTGATATTCTCTATCAAGTCTTCCAGTGCCACTATATCAGGCGTAAACGTCAGTTGCTCTTCTATCGGGGCTTTCTTCTGGCGTTCCTTCAGTTTGTTCAGCCGGGTCTCGAGGGCAGCAAGACTATCCGTTGCTGCATAGTCGTTCCCATTTCCATACGTCTTATTCGGCTCGTCGGTCTTCTGTTGCCCGCCCGGTACATTTGTCAGCAAAATCCCTTTACCGCCTCCGAACGTGGCTTGCGCATCCGCTATTTCCTTCTGATAGACACTCTTTGCTTTGCGCACATCGTTCACTTGCCGATAAATGTATCCGGCAATGGGGCTCATGGTATGTACCCCGAACTGGTCGCTATAAACGGTATTGGTCTGTTCCAAGATGTCCTGCGCTTCTTTCGGAATATCTTTTCCGCTTCGTACGGCGGCCCGTATTTGCGCCCATGCTTTTCCGGCCTGCGTGGCGGTTATCTTTCCGGCTCCCTCGCCAATGCCGCTATACAAGCGTTCGCGGATATTCTTCAGCGTATTGCCCTCGGTTGCAGCATAAGTTTCTCCGGCACCTGAGGTAGTTTTCTCCAAAGCACGTGCACGGGCTGTGTCCAGTATGGCTTCGCTCAGTTTGTTGTAGGCAATGCGAGCCCCGTTTACACTATCTATCTCTACACCGATCTTCTGCAGATAGTTGCCGTACTTGTCAAGAATAGCATCTTTTGCTTTCTGCCACTCTTCCGAGCCTACTTTTGCCCGATTCAAAGGTTCGAACAAGGTGTTCAAAGCTGTCTGTTCCCGAGCTATTTCAGTATTCATTCCCAGCATGGCTTCATTTAGGCGTTTCTGCGCACCTTCGGCTTCATCGGTCGATGTACAAAGTTTGTAGACGCCTACTGCCAATGCTGCAACAGCGGCTGCTGCCAGTATGTAAGGACTGGCGGCAATGGCGATGTTCAATGCTTTGGTGGCGCCAGTGGTGGTGGAGATGGCGGCTTGAGCGGCTAAGACTCGTGTCTTATAAGCCTCTAACCCTTTATTCCCAATTTCAATGGCATTGTTATAAATATCTTGAGCTTTTTCTGCAACTTCAGTCGTCGCTTTAAGTTTTACCAGTTTCTCACTCAAAGTTATTAGAACAGCTATTGCCGAGGCATTTTCTGAGAAGACAGCGAAATAAGCCCCCGCAGAACCTGATAAATTCAACCACTTCTGTAGCGCTTCATCTATCGGCCCCTGCATCGCAGCCATTTGTTGGCTCATTCCTTCAGCCATTGTACGGGTGCTTTTTTGTATCTCTACCAAAAGTCCATTTATATCCCTAAGAGTTTCAGAAGGATTGTTTTTCAAATCGAAATCGATTGTGTATGAATTCTTTTCCATATCTTTGTGAACTATTATTTTAATAACTTTGCTGAATAATGGGATATATCATTTTCTATATAATTGTAGTCATATTGTACATTGTGCTTCGGTGCGGACGCAGTGATACTTCAACCCAAATTTTCTTTGGAGTTAAATGGTCTGATTGGGAGAAAAAGAAGGAACCCGACGACCCGGAAAAGTACGGATGGCTTGCCAGAAAGCTGCATGAAAGTAATGTCAGAGGAGCAGAAAGAAGCCGACGGCGTAAAGAGGAACTTCGACAAATGAAAGAGCACAATGCACAGCTAAGAGAAGTTATCCGTCTGCAAAAAGAAGAGAAAAGAAAGAAAAAGGAAGAAGCCCTCCGACAACGGAAAGAACAAAAATAGTCCTTCCCCATGCCGCTGCCCAAAACTTTTATTTTCTTAAACATATCCATTCTATTACTTTATTATAAAAGAAAAAATCATTCCATTTTAATCTCCGCCCTCTGCTTCAGTTCTTCAAACCGCTCGCGGGTGCTTTCCGCTACCAGCACTGCGGCTTCTTGTGCCTTGTCCCAACCAAACCGGCACACATCCGTCGCCTTCAACGCCTTTTTGCTATACGGTTGCAGCACGCAGCATGCCAGGAACCGGGCACGTTCCCAAGGATCGCGCACCTGCGTCCGCTCCCAATGCCTGTAGATACAGAAGAATTCGCGAGGAGCGCATCGGCAGAAGTCCGTCAGACTCATGCCGATACTCCCCACGGCCAGTCCCATCAGTTCGTCAATGTCTGCGGGGATATCGTCTCCGGCTTTTTTTTTGACTCGTCAACGTCTTCCTGCATGGTTTCTGCAAACTCATTCAGCATATCCATGCCCAGCCCGTCGGCAAACTTGTCGATATCCAGGTCGAAGGCCACACCGTCGGCATTGCAGGCACTTGCCACGCAGCAGAAGAGGAAGGTTACCATCAGGCTTACGTCCGTGCCAATCTCGCTCACATCCCGATCCGTCTCACGCTTGAAGCGGAGCATAGCCCCCATGGTCATGCGCATGGGGTACTCCTTACCATATACTTGAATCTTCTTCATAGCATCATCCTTGTACGGTACCGTCTACTTTCGCTTCGTCGATGGTCACCACTCCGGTGTTATCGAAGGTAGCGTTGTAAGTGGTATCATCACCTGCAGGCGCTGCCTCTTCGAGGGTGGAGATGATGAAGTTGCCGCTCATGTAGGGTGCTGCATCGCTGCCGCGGGCAAAGCCTTTGAGCTCTACCGTAGCACCGGTTTTCCACTTGGCCAGCAGTTCCTTCATGCCGTTTTCCTCTTCGCCATAGAAGCGGAGGCCTTCGCACTTCACCTGGACACTGAGTCCTGTCACGGTCTTTTCCTTGAACAATCCGGCATTGGCTGCCGACTCTGTAGAGGCGGGTTTCACTGCGCGATCTTTCGTTTCGCTGTTGTAAGTGGCGGTGTGGCTGGTGCAATGTCCGCACGCTTTGCCACCAATGCTCATCAGCAGGTCACTGCCGTTCACATATCCTTGTTTTGCCATAAGTACTTTTTTTTTGAATTATGAATTATAAACTATGATTTTCGAGTTTTCAGACGCCGCTTGAGGAGCCCGTAAACAATGCTTAAAGACAGTACAGCTGCCGCCGCTTGTCCGGTTCTTATCCAGAACCACTGCCACCCGGTGGGGCTATGCAGCACTTCCGGCGGTTGCTCCTCTACTGCACGGACGGTTTCACTGCGGATGCGGGTCAGCTCTTCACGGAGGGCAATCACCCGGCGGGCCAGGCTGTCGCAGGTGGAGGTGAATATCAAAGTATCGCCGCTGCCGCGTATCACGCTGGCCGTGGCCTGTCCGCTGCGCCCGCTATATCCCGCCCCCTCGGGCAGCACAGCCAGGCGGTCCATCGGCAATGCCATCTTCACTTCGCTGGCCGGAACGGGCAGGAGGGTCAGAACGGATTGTCTTGCGCTTTGCACACTGTCGCTTAGGCTGCGGACGGTAGTCACCATCGGAGCCGGACTTCTGCAACTCGCCCCGGACAGGGCAATCGTCCCAATGACGGCAAGAAACAGCTTTCGCCACCGTGCGGTCCAGCCGGGCAATGGCCCTGTAGAGTTTTCGGTTTTCATCTTGAATCTTTATCAGTTCTTCGCGGAGCATATTGATGTTGTCTATATAGGTGGCATCGATGTCGCCTCCCTGGCGTGCCTTGGAAAGCCGCCGGTTGCGGACCCAGTTGATGACCTGGACCGCGAGACCACCGGACAGCGCAGACGCCAATATGTTCCAAAATTCGTTCATTCCTTTATATACGATTTACAAGAGGTTCCAGCCGGCTTCCACGTCGGCCATCACGGCAGGCACTCCATTCTCTACTTGCGAAATGGCTGCTGCCAAGGCGCACATGGTGGCACGGTCGGACACATCGGGCACGCAGGTGGCAGGAACCTGCATGGCTGTGCATACATGCCGGATGTAGCCCGATGTATCATTCTCCGAAGGAGGTGCCCAGCGATTGATAAAGTCGGCCACCGTGCGGTATCCATAGAGGCGGCGGTAATTCTGCAACAGCTTGATGAGAGCACGGTAGCCGTAGCCCATCGTCCGGAACTGGCAGAACGACTTGTCCTGCGAGGGGCGCATCTCCCCTTGCCAACAGGTGGTGGCAGAAAGTCGGATATTGCCGGGATTGTTGTTGCGCAGTCCCCGGGGCATTCGGTCTATGTTTTGCATTCTTCGATACATGTCGGTTACGTTTATCAATCTGACGCAAAGCTACACCGAAGGATGCAAGCGTACAAAAAAGCGTGTAGCGGTTACACACAAGTGCGTAACCGCTACACATAGTTTGGTAACCGTTCCCCGGTTTTTTCCGAATCACGCAGAAGATGATGAATTTTGCACAATACGTAACCAAATTGATTCTTAAAACAATGGAACAACTATTCAATGACCTCCGGCAGCAGATAGCCGGAACAATGGGCGACACCGTCTCCCTTATCGACGAAGATTATGGCCAGCTGGATGCCCTGAAGAATGGCGGGGAACAATATCCCGTAACCTTCCCCTGTATCCTCCTCAGCCCGCTGGAAACGGCATGGAGCAACCAGAAGGACAACCGGCAGCACGGACACTGCACCCTCAGCGTCTACCTGGCCTTCGACTGCCACAGCGATGCCCCGCAAGCGCAGCACGCCTCCGAACGCATGCAGGCGGCCGACCGGCTGGACGCATGCCTGCGCGGCTGGCAGTTCGACGGATGCAGCTCGCCACTGACACGCCGCACCAGCAAATTCTATGCCCTGCCCGGCGAGATAAAGGTATACGAAACGGAGTACTCCACGAGCGTGGACGAGCCGTATTCAGAATAGCGACAACTGGCGTTCCAGTTCGGCCTGCTGGCATATCACGCGCGGGTCGGCACTGGCGTTGATGATGTTGTAGAACGTCTTTTCGCAGATGGGATAGAGCGGCCAGATGTAACGGCGGAGGATTTCGCGGTTGCTGAGGCCGCTACGGCTGTGTTCGTCGTAGATGCGGAGAATTTCCCTCACCCGGTGCGCATAGCTCCGGCCGACAATGGAACGATGATATTTCTTCATACCCTGAAAACTGATTTGTGATTACCCTGAACTGTCTGATTACCTGCTACAAAAATAATTATAAACGCACATTTATGCAACTAATACGCCCGGAAAGCACATACTACAACACGGAATAGCCCGTTTCGCCCATCTTTGCCGCGTCAAGTTCGCGGACATGACGGAAACAAACGCGAAGAGGCAGCGGACTGTACAGCGCAGCCGAATCGCAAATCGTAAATTGTAAAATCGTAAATGAAATGGTAAACTATTCCCTTGCTCTGATGAGCAGCATGCCGGGCGACGACAACGCCCCCAAACTTTTCTACGCCAAGGCGCAAGCCGCAGGCGAAGTAACCATGGACGAGATGGCCGAGGAAATTTCCTACGCCACCTCCCTGACCGACGGTGATGTGCTGAACGCCATCCGAGCATTGATTAAGCAAGTCAACAAGAACCTGGCGGCAGGCAAGATTGTGCGCCTGGAGAACTTCGGAAGCTTCCAAATACAGCTGTGCAGCACCGGTGCCGATACCGAGAAGAAATTCACCAGCGCCAACATCACCGGCACCAACATCCAGTTCCGCCCCGGCAAGCCCATCAAGGCTGCCACCCGTGCGGGCGACGGCGGACTCACCTTCAAGCGCGTGGCCAAGAAGGGTGAAGCACCCCTGCCCGATGACGAAAACACCGGAGGAGGAAACACCGGGGGAGGCAGCGACGGCGACCAGGGCGAAAACCCGCTGGGATGAGAAACTACCCCGTAGTAGTTCACAGACTACCCCGTAGTAAATGACCAACTACCCGTAAGTAGCCGACCGGTTGCTTGCGGGTAGTTTTTTTTATGCCGCCGCAGGGTGGCTTTAAATCGTAAATGGTAAATCGTAAAATCGTAAATAAAATGTTGAACGCAATCTACATGAGTGACCTGGCACAAGCCTACTTCCCCCGCTCCACGCCCCGCAGCGCCTCGGCGCAGCTGCACCGCTGGATAAAGCTGAACCCGGAGCTGCAGGCCCGGCTGGAGAAACTGCACTACAAGCCCCGGCAGCGGGCATTGACACCGCTGCAGCATGAGGCGATAACGGAGTGCCTGGGGGAACCGGGAGAGTGAGGCTCTTGGACAGAAGAACAAAAAGACAAAAAGAAAGCCGCTGACGGGAGGACCGCAGCGGCTTTTACCTTATTACTGGTTGAGAGAAAGCAACCATCATTTCTTTTTTGCTGAATTCTCTTCCGAATTACCCTTGACGAATATTGAGACAATTGAAATCAACACAGCACCTCCCATTATACCGGCAAACCAAGGCTTATCCAAATACAAAGCGTAACCTGTAACTGTCGAAAAGACAAGTATACAAAGAAAAGCAAAGAACATTCCCCACCAATTCATTCTTCCAATACGTCCTTCCGTTTTCTTTATAATTTGAAGTTTCTGCTTATCCATTGCATGACGATGCGTTTGCTCTTTGACTGAAGCATCTATTAAATAATCCACTATTCGAGGGTCAATATTCTTATAAGCCTGTAATTCACCTGGTGAGGGCAAACAATTATCATCCACCGTAAAAGTTTGTTCCAATTGCTTTCCTATGCCTCCATTGGTAGAAACTTGTGTCTCCTTCTGTTTGATTTCTTGTTTTCCCATTATTATCCTACAACCAAATTAGTCAATGATTTACGTACATCGCCTTCTACGGATCTGCGGTCACGTAACAGATTAGCCTTGTCATCGGAGCGCTTTTCTTCTTTGCCAAACATCTCCTTTTTCAGTTCATCAATAGCCTCTGATTCTTCGTAATATCGTCCTTGGGAAGCTTCACGAAACGTATCTGCCCCTTTCTTCAAGAACCGACCAATTTCTTTTATTACACACATATTTGCCTCCATTCTATATTGATTATATCTTATAAAACACTTGCTTACCCAAAAGGTTCATGTATCGGAATCATTCATACTTCCATTTTGAACACGCTACAAATAACGGCATTTTCCGCGAGTTTGCCAACTTTTCAATCACGAAATGTGCAAAACAGCCACAAGAACATACCTTGTTCCCGGATAGGCGGTCAAACCACACCGGGATAAGATTGATTCATTTCTGATTTGTTTTTAGCCAAACAACATCGGGTTTAGCTCATAGTTACTTATTAAAATCTCTGTCTTACGTTTCGCCTTAGTGAGATTGGCGACTTTGAGAGGCATATCTATCTTTTCAACGTGCCATTTATTCACAGCAACGAAGTACCGTAATGTCTGGCACCAAAAGTTAGATAAGATGAATTTTCCTTTTATTCCCTGCAGGACGGTGAGCATCTGGAACAATTCTTCGTGGGTATATCCACGGTAATGACCTTGAGTACATCCTGGATATGGTGGGTCAAGGTAGAAGAACGTTTCCGGTGTGTCTCGTTGCTTAATAACATCCAGAGCATCCCGGCAGGAAATCTGTACCTCGGCCAGACGAGAACGGAGGGTTTCGTTAAACTCGGAACGCTTGTTTCGCATGAACACACCGGTATGGCTTCCTGCCGAGCCATTACACCATTTCCAGCCACCGTGCATACTTCCGGAAAACGAACCATTGGTAATCATCCATACCGACCAAGCTATCTCTAAGTCTCCGGCCGGAACCCGACCGTTATAGAAATCTTTAGCCTTCAGGTATTCTGTTTCCGAATGAAGAGTGTTCTCTACCAGGTAGCGCAATTCGTCGAAATGTTCTTGCACCTGCCGGTAGAAAGTGATTAACCTATCATTCTTGTCATTGATTACCTCAAGATAACTTTTCGGTTTTTGGAAGAAAACAGCACCGCCACCAAAGAAAGGCTCGCAGTAAATCTTATGCGCCGGCATCATGGAAATAATTTTGGATGCCAGCTGCTGCTTACCTCCGTAGTATGTAATTGGGGTTCTCATTTTATTCCTTTCTTACTAGTTTTACGCTAATAAATAATCTATTGTTATTAAAAATTCGTATGCTACTCGCGGGTCAATCGCATTTCCGAGGGCGTGAGTTCTGTCCATCCAATTGGGAATCCCATAAACCACTCCATCCAGCCCGGAGTAATATCGGAGGGATTGAACCCAGCTCTCGAAATGTGTGCAGTCAGGTAATTGCTTTTTCGTTTGTCTGAATGCTTTAAAATGCTCTCCCGACGTAACTTTATCCTTTTTGCTTCCGAAGCTGTTAAGGCAGGCAACAATCCAAACTCGCTTCCTTTCTTGAAAAGAGTCCTTACCCGCAGCTGGAACAATAAACGGTTGTACTTCGTAGCCTTCACTTTCCAAATCAACGCACACTTGCTCGAAGACCACTCCGTCTGCGTTACCAATAAGTCCGAGAACATTTTCAGCGACGACCCATGTAGGCCGGCACTCTTGTATAACTCGATACATCGCCGGCCATAAAAAGCGGGGGTCTTCTGTCCCTCGCTGAAGCCCAGCGTTACTGAACGGTTGGCAGGGGAATCCTCCGGCCACAACATCAACGTTGCCTCTGTATTTCTTCGCATTGATCTCATTTATATTTCCATATTTAGGTATATTGGGAAAATGCTTCTTCAGCACTTCCAGGCAAAACGGGTCTATTTCAGATTGAAAAAGAATTTCCCAGCCAAGAGTATCGGCAGCCAAATCAAAACCGCCAATGCCGGCGAATAAGCTTATCATCTTTATAATTCTGCCCATTTTCGTTCCATAATATTATTATTTGAGTTATTTTCCTATTCATTTTTGAATTGCCTTTAGTCAACCTGATATAGCCTGCATCCCGTCTTCTCCTTCGCCCTGAGCAAAAAGCTGGCGGCCTCGTCACTGTCAACCACCAGCTTGATGGCGGTAAGCCCTTCCGTTTTGGGTTTCTGCAGAAGCAGGGAGCAGGGCTGGTCATAATAGTTCCAGTAGAAGATGAAATCCGCCACATGGAAATTGTCTATCTGGACAATGTATTTTACGGGAATACGCATAGGACTTCAGTGGTTAAATGTCGTTTGAATTCCCTTTGAGGCAGGGTTTCACTTCCCCGTCCGGTACCCAGTCCACCGTAACGATGCCTTTCACTTTGCCGGTGCCGCCACACTTGGGGCACGGGACCAGCTCCGTGTCCTTTACCGTGATGTCCCCCTGGAAATAGCCGTTGCCCTGACAATAGCCGCAGGAATACCCCGGGAATTCTCCGACGGTCTCCCGTCCCGTTCCGAAGAGGGGCGCCGTTACCAGCACCCCGTTCTGTTTCTTGCTCATGGTTTGTTCTGTATTAAGTTCTTTTTCTCCTTTCATAATTCCAGCCGTTCAGTCTGTACACCTCGCGCCGTGCCTCTTCTCTGGTCGGATATTCATTCACCTTGGTGCCAAGAGTGGATATCTCCGGAGGGAAGCTGTCACCCTGACGGTAGGTGATATCGAGATACACCGCCCAGCACCGACCGCGGGGACGGTACCGGTAACAACGATGTATCTCCCTCATCTCACTGCTCAACCGCATCACTCTCCTTTTTAGGCTCCACATAGAAGGTCTCTTCCTGCACCACCTGCACACCGATCTTCGGGAAATAGGATACCACGTCAGGATTCTCACGGTCAGCCAGCAGTCTGTCCTTGGCAAGCTCCTCACTGGTGCGGATATACTGCGGCAAAAGCTCCTTGCATAAATTCGTCACTGCCGCCCAGGTGAACCCCTTCAGGTTCTTCAGCTTCGGTGTGCCGGTACGGAAACCGAATACGCCATGGGTGCTTTCCAGGCTTTTCTTCCTGGAGAACAGTTCTTCCTTGTTTTCTACGGCGTATGCCTGCATGATGTCGAAGTTCTTTTCCTTTGTGGCAGACAGTTCTGCCAGCTGGTCCGCATACTTCTCGCGGATACGGGTCATCTCAAGGTCCATTTTTGAGGTGAGGTTCTGTACTTTGGCATCGGCCGCCGCAAAATCTGCGAAGGCCTGCTCTGCCTGCTCGCGGCTGATGCCGCTGACTACTGTTTTCTTTGTTCTTGCCATAATTCTTGCTCTTTTGATAGGGTTAATAATTTAATAGTTGATTTTATTTTTCTGCTGCTTGCCGGCATTGCGGTGATAGGCCCTGTACTCTTCTGTTTTCGTAGGGTCCTCCAACTGCCGGAGTTCCCGGTCGATGTTGTCGTAACGCACCAGCTCCGCCCGGTATTCATCCAGCAGGCGGTCGTACTCGATAGGTCTCAAGGCGGTAATACCCGCCATCAACCGGTCCTGCAGGTCACAGATACGGTCTGCACAGACTTCGAGACGGGATGCCAGCCGTTCACGGCGTTTGTTCCTGTCTACGATATGGACCATTGGGATATATTGATTATCATTATCTACCATCTCATCTCCTCCCCTTCTTTATTGTGATAAAATTCTGCACAACCGGAGCGGCGGCAAGCTCACTCCGGCTGTAATAGACCAGTCCGGCTTTGCGGTATCCGGTAATGTAACCCTTACGCTGCCAGGCATTCAGCGTCTCACGGCTACATCCTATAAGCTCTGTAGCATCTTTCTGGCCGATATAGTCCGCACGGTTCGTATCCGGCAATTTCTGGTATTCGGCACGTTGGCGGCGTTCTTTCAACAAATCCTCCACAAAGCCTTCCAACTGCGCGACCTTACGCTTCAGAGCCTCAAATTCCCGTACACTGACTGACTGGCGCTCTTTGGGCTCAGGTCTGTCAACCGTCACCGGATATCTGTCCGCATCGGGTATCAGCTCTTCCAGCGATAATCGCCCTGCGGCAAAACGGGCGGCGTCACGGCAGGCATAAAACACGGTCTCGTCCTTGTCTTCCTCCGGAACAGAAGCCACGTAGGTGGCAAACACCTGACTCTCATTATGCCCGTTTTCCAGCACCTCGGCCTGGAGCAGACTGATTTTATCCCCTTTCATGCGGAGAATGGCAATTCCTTTCTTTATTTCCTGTTTCTTTCTCATTGTATCAATCCTTTTTAAGTTTCCTTTCCTCACGGCGCATCCACGCCTCCAGCTGTTTCTTGGTGGCCTGGAGTTCCCAAAGCCTCATGCTTGTAACGTCCTTGCGCGCTTTGCTGTACTTACGTGCCCAGATGTTCAGCTTCGCCACGTTCATGCGGTATTCCTCCTCACTGTCGCTGGTGAACCCCTGGTTCAGCTGGGGAATCTGGAACGAAAGACGGTAGATGTCCCGGAATACATTCCTGGCTTCTGCCATCTGCATGGCCCGTGCCTTGTCGTCCGTCGGGTTCAACCGCTCCAGCAGCTGCCGCGCCTCCTGCATTGTCAGCTCCCGGCTGCTTTCCGTACGGCCGGAAGTGAACTCGTAGATGCAGCCGTGGCGGGCCTCGTCATCCATGCCGATACGGTGGAAGGTGGCGTGCAGGGCTTTAAACTGCTGGGCGCTGATAGGTTTGTCGGCAGTCGTTCTCATGGCTCATTACATATTACATTCTCCCCAATATCTTGCCGCCTCTTCCGGCCAGATGTCATAGTAGCCTTTCGGACCGATGAAGCGTCCCTTGCTGAAAGCCCGGTAGCCCTCGACGTAGATTTTCAATGACGCGTCAAACATCACGCTCTTGCCACTGCGTCCGGTAGGCAGCCTGCCACTGGCATGGCTGATAAAAATCATCAGCTTGTTACGGTGGCGTTCCTTGAATTCAATATACTGCCGATAGGTCATCTGTGTGTATTGGAAACTGTCTATCACCACAAAATCTGGTGATTTCTGACGTTTCAGACGCAGGCTGAGCTGCTCGATGCTTTCATTGTCGATAAGCAGAAAGCGACGGTTGACCTCCATCATGCCAAAGCGGCGGAGTGTGTCCTGCATGGTGAGGCAGGCACCTTCTTCCATACTGTTATAGGCCACACGGCCGAAACGGCAGAGATACTTGCAGAGCTGCATCACAAATGAAGTCTTTCCGTTACCGGAGTTCCCCCACACAAACCAGACACCCCGACGCTCGGGTGTGCCGAAAGCGTCATGCCACACCCCCTCAAAGTCCAGTGTGTCAAACTTCATGGAAAGCATCTCACGTACCCCCTTGGCATTACGTTCAAAAGTCTCACTCATTACTCTGCCCCTCCTTTCTGCTGCTCGGCACGGCGCTTCTGCGCATGTATCACCCGCTTCACACGGCGCAGGTCATTGTCACTGGTTTCAGCATCTTTCAGCACACGTCTTATCTCGGCTTCACCGGTCAGCCCGTTGGCCTGACAGATGGCATACACATCGTTGCGGCTGGTAGCGTTCAGGTCGAAGAACTTGCGTCCGATACGGCTGTTGATTTCCTTGTAGCCTTTCTTGTTGTATCTCAGCCCGTTGTCCACACGCCGCTTGATATAGTCGGTACTCATGAACACGATACCCGCGCGTCCTTCCAGGCGGTTGTAGATGCTGATGAAGTAATTCAATACACAGTCCGTCAGCTTGTCCCCCTCATCGAAGATGAGCAACGGGTTCTGGAGAAAACCGATCATACCAAGCGCATAGTCCAGCATGTCACGCAGGTTGCTGGTGCTGTCGGTAGGCGCGCCCACCTGCTTGGCTATCTCGCGCACAAAATCGCTGCGTTTCATATCTTCCGAGCAAAGGATATAGAACACGTTGCGGTGTGTGCGACGGAACTCTATGGCGGCAGTGGTCTTGCCACATCCGGCATCGCCCACCATCCAGGTGACATTCTTGTACATCTGGGCGTCGGCCAGCACGTAGGTGGCGAGCCGGAAGTTCTCACTCTCGCAGATGGTCCAATGCTCGAAGCTGAAACCTATCTGCGCCGCTATGCGGCTGAACATGTCATCGCTGATGCTTTCGTACTTGGTGTTCAGAATCTGGCTCACCACAGCCGCACTGACACCCTGCAGGCTCTCGCTGGCGCGGTTGCGGCTGGGAAAGTTCTCACAGTAGGCCATCAGTGCATCGCGGATGGCATCCTTGTCTTGTTTGGTTAGTCCTTTCATTCTTGAATGGTATTTAATTGGTTATTGATTGCCGTTTAAAATCTGTCAGCTCGTCCAACGTCATGTTGGAGAGTACCTTGGTATATTCCCCCATAGTGGAGTAATCGGTTTCCGTGTCCGCTTCGGCCTCCTCCCGCTTCTGTTTTTCCGGCAGGGAGAGAGGAATATGGAGCTCGCCACGGTCATGCCTTTCACGGTATCCGTCCATCTTATTCTTGCTGAGGTTCTTAGGTTTGGGAGTGGAAAGACCGAAGAGCTCGGCTGCAATACGTTCGTCAAGGTCGAAACGCTCGCCTTCCAGCTGGATGGCGGCCATGGTCTCCTTGTTCCGGTCGATGGTTTTCCGCATGAAGCTGCTCTCTTCCGGTGTGCGCTCCTGCGTGGCGCGGCTGACAGTGACCTTAGGAGTGGCGGTGGCGCTGTACTTGGCACCGGTGGCGGTATTCCGCCACAGCTCCACGCGGGTCATGTCCATAGGATCATACATCACGGTGAACTCGCGTCCGGTATTGCGAAGCGCCCATGCCTCGTCACGCAGGCCGTCGGCGGCATATACGTCATAGTGGTATTTCCGTTTGTCTATTTCAAACTGAAGTCCGTAGTTGGTATAGGTCACGGCTTTGGGATGGCACAGCCAGAACATACGCATCATGTCAACCTCCGTAACGGGTTGGGCCTCGGGATTCCCGCTCATGCGGTACATCTCCATGTGTGGAATACCGGTGGCGAAGTGCTTTTCCTCATTGTTCCATCTGTCACGGCATTCCTTATAGATTGTTTTCAGTTCCTCGAGCGTGGGAAGTGCGTAGGCGTTCTCCTCTATGAATTCCAGGTTGGGCTTGCTGTTCAGTTTCTTGGCGTTCACGTTCTGTCCCGTGAAATGCCAGATGGCATGAAGGACTTGTGCCTGGAAACGGTAGAAGGCATTCTCTATGGTCTTGGACTGTCCGTTATAGGGCATCGTGGGACGGTGGAGCACCGTAAGGCGTTGGAAGAATCCCGCGGCGTCGCCTTTCTTGTGTCCTCCCTGGTTGTCGGTCACTATCTCATAGGGACGGCTGCCGGAAACTTCCACGGCCATGCGGTAGGCACGGTACTGGCAGTCGAAATTCTCGTTCGGGGCGATGTCATATCCAAGCAGGGTCTCGCTATAGGCATCCATCACTTCATATACGCCGGTGGTACACATCTTGCCCTGCTCGTTCCTGTAGTAGAGGTTCAACTTGGTACCGTCGCCATACCACAAGGTATCGCGCATCTGCGGGAGGCTGGTCTTCATCAGGCTGGTGTACTTGGCTTTCCATTTCTGCATGCCATGTACCGCCGCATACCACATAGGCATCACGGCAGGGTCGTTGAGATAGTTCTTCACGGTGGTGGGCGACTTGATGATGTTCAGGCCGCGCTCCACTGCCTGACGGTTGTATTCGTCGAAAATCTGCACCTCCGTATAGCGGGGGACAATGCTGCGGCGGAGCTTCAGCAACAGCCGCGCCACTTCGGGAACCACCACGCGCGCCGCCTGGTTGCCCGTGTTCTTGTTGACAAGGGCGGCGTAGCCGATCTTTTTATAAGCGTTGAATTTTTCGCGGAGACGGGTCTTGGGCAGTGTGTGTCCATAGTGTTCACGAAGCTTCTCACATGTACCTTGCACCGTTTCCCACACGATGGACTTGCGGCTGTAACCGCACTTGCTATGCAAGGCTCCGGTCTCTTTCTCCACACGGACCAGCTCGTTCATCACCTCGGCATTCAGCACATATTCGGCCTGGCGTTCCAGTGAGATGGCGGGTTGGTAGGTCCTATAGAATTCCACAGCCTTGCTGTCACTGCGGATAATATTACTCATTAATTGTTCTTTCATTTCTTCCAAAGCATTGGGATAAAGTCTGTCGTATGCCTCACGAATAAGGGCGGGAAGACTGGTGTAGTCTATGAGAGCGTAGGAACCGGCCCCCTTACCGGGACGGACAACCCGGATCTTGCCCTCACGTACCTTCTTTTTGTAATTTGGTACACTCAATATCCTTCCTTGCGAGACCAGCTCAGGAAAAGTGACACACCTTATTTTACCGTACATTTCCATAATCAGAAACTTTATACTTTTCAACATGTGCAAGCCCCGGCATCGAACCGGGGAGCCGGCCACTTCCGCATGGCAAGGGAAGCTCCGGACTTGCTACCTGTTCCGGACTTTACAGTTTATGGCCGTTATAGTCATATTGCACAACCTTGCCCTCAACATCTATCGACCGCAGATGAAAGCCCTGCGGGGTTGCCTCACGGGCAAAGTCTTCAATGGTATCGTAATTCATCTCGGCAGGTACGTCAGCCTCTGAGCATCTTGACATGTTTCTGAGATCCAGAACAAACGGGTTATTGCTTACCCATGTCACCTTTACTTTCATGCCATTTCCTCCTTTCCGCTGTCCGGCATACAAAGCGATATCGCCACAATAGCCGATAATACGATGATTACAAACGCATTGCGGCTGTCCGCATCCGTTGCGTCAACATTGGTTCCCAGCCACATGCCATAGGTCATGCCCACGGCTACGGCAATCTTCTGAATTGTTCTCCAGGTTTTCATATAATTCAAGTTTAATATCTGTCAATCAATAGTTTTATCAATCGCCTTTAAGGCTTTATACTTGCGGTCTACCAGTCTACCTTCATCGTCAATAGTGAGTGTCCATGCGGGATGATACCCACGTAACCTTTTGTCCTCTGTTCTTTTGTCAGTACTATAGGCTAATACAAAAGAAAATCCCACAGCCGTACACCCGTCGGACAACGGTTCATCAAAATGTACACCCCAATAGGAATTCCTGCCACTACGGGTACCTACCGCCTTCGTCACTTGACGGACGGCAAACACGGGTACTCCACGCTCGTCGTAGCTATCCACAACGACAATCTCAGCACGCTCCGTGGCAAGAGCCCTGCATTCTTCTTTCCAGTAAATCATAAGGATTTGTTTATAAGGTTTTTACTTTCTCGTACGGGTTATCTATCAATGTAACCTCATACATTTTACATCCGTGATTCAGTGCATAAGCACGAAGAGTTTTCGCAAATGGTGAGTTCGTCCCAAAATTCAATGCCGAACGCACAGTACGTGTAGTGGTAAAAAACTGTTTGGCGATGGCTTCTTGTTGTGAAGCGTCTGCCTTGATGAATCCATACCCTTTTTTTTCATGAGGAACGACATGTCTTGTGTTATATTTATAAAGTCCCATCGCATTAAGATGGTAACTAAGCGTTCCTGAAGATTTTAAACATCTCCATCCTCTATCTACTGCTTTCATATTATATAGGGCGAGAAGTTGTGTAAAGGGTATATTAGGATTATTCATAAACGTCTCTCGTAGAAACTGCAAACCAGCTCTGCTCATCTTATTACATCCTGCCATAACATATTTATAAAGTTACTGTATCATTAGCGATCACTGCCTTCACATTCCCATGAGAGTCCAACACCTTCACCGTACGCTTGGCAGAGTCCGTCACATCAATAATCTCCACCAACTTACCACCATTGATTAGGGCAGCTTCCCTAATTTTTGTAGCTTGTACGCTGTTACGTTTGAAGTCAAGCGCATAACACACACTGCGGTGTGTCACATTGAACATCCGGGCAAGTTTCTCTTTGCCTGAAGCACTCAGTTCAATCTTCTTTCTGATTTTGTTCTCCATATCTAAATTTTGATTAAAATAATTCTTATCTTTGGGGCTGTTCTGCTTGAACACGGTGCAAATCTAAGTGATAATTTTCAACCACGCAAATAAACGCGTGATAATTTTCATCTATATGGGTAATATTTTATCAAGAATTCAAGAAATAGCTGTAAAAGAGGGGATAACTATCACTGCTATGGAACGTAGTATTGGTGCCAGTAAAGGCGTATTATCAAGAGCTATAGCCAATGGTACCGACATTCAATCTAAATGGTTACAAAACATAGTTGAAAATTATCCCTTGTATTCTGCAGATTGGCTTATCACAGGACGTGGCTCTATGCTCCGTCACGAGCCAACATCCACCAATTCCGCTCCTACAGCGTCGTTATCTATCAATAATGATTTTGTTTCAATCCCACTAGTGGACATCTCTGTTGCAGCAGGCTGCTGTGGCTACGATAATCCCGATTATTTGGAAGTAGTAGATACCATAAAAATGCCTTCATCCATGGTGCGTAATAGTGAGAAATACTTCTGCGTCCGCATCAAAGGAGAAAGTATGTCACCTACATTATTGGATAGCTCCTACGTTATCGTGAGATTACTCGACCGTTCTGAATGGCAGGACATGCCCGACCAACACATCTACGTCATTAGTGACACTGATGGGCGTTCATATATCAAACGCATCAAGAACCGATTCCGTCAACATGGATTCCTCGTTTGCATGTCAGATAATGTAGATAAGATCAATTACCCCAATTTTAATTTGGAAGCTCAGGAGATAAACACCATACTTCATGCTGAATGGTATTTCAGTGCTAAAATGCCGAATCTGAATGAAACATATTATGACAAGGTTAATCAACTGGAAGATAAATATGATATGCTTGAAAATCAGATGAAGCAAGTATTACGTGCTATCAATGTAAAGTAAAGAAAGAGCATTCAAACAGTAATTGACAACCATTTATAACAATAAGTTATGGAGCTACAAGAATTTGTAAAAGAAACATTATTGCAAATCACTATTGGAGTAAAAGAAGCACAAGAAGCAGTAAAAGAATATGGTGCAGTTGTAAATCCCAAGCAGTATAAAAGTACGTCAGATGCAACCAATGCAAGGGTGAAAAATGAATACTATCCAGTTCAAAATATTAATTTTGAAGTTGCATTAACATCATCTACTGGAGAAGAAAATAAAAGTGGAATAGGTGTATTGCTTGGCAGTTTTAATATTGGTGCCAATAAGAATGACGAAAGCAAGTCTGTGGCAGTTACGAGCATAAAGTTCAATATCCCTTTAGTCCTTCCTGCTGAAGATGACGGAAATACACAAACAAGCCATCAACCTATTATCGCATACGGAAGAAACACCCGAAATAATAGCTGGTAATCATTTAATGGGAAATCCATAATCTTCTTTTTCCACGATAAATTTACATATTCGATTAGCCAACTTTGTAGTCTCTATAATATCAGGGCAATGGTTTTGGTTAGACAACAATAATGATATAATTCTCCTCTTTAGACGATACCGGAATCTATTTTTTAGAAATCTAATCATAATCGAAACTTTTAAATGCTCCCGGAACAATTACCGGGAGCGTTTCCATCAAACAACTAATTAATTACCTCAATCTCCGCACGCTTTATCCCTCAGTCGGAGCCCTGAATGCCGGGAGCGTTCTTCACACCTTCAAAAACCATTGCGGCAGCAACAAGAATCGAACTTGTGACAAAAGGGCTGCACACATGTATCATCACGTATACACACCTGCGCTCTACCAACTGAGCTATACTGCCAATTATTTGCGACGCGCGCACGTTTATTGCGCTAAAATAACACTTATTCCATAAATACTTATTATGAATCAGCAGTTTATGTGGTTAGTGAAATTATACTACTTGCCAAAAACACTATACTATCCCCCTATAAATATTTATTTAAACGCCTAAAAACATAACTTAAAAGGAAACATCATACAAAATACCTCCTTTTCTAATTGTTAAAAAAGTATCCCTAAACCATGTTATCGCACATATTTTCTGCAAAATAAGGTATCCCTTATCAGTATCCCTTATGGTATCCCTAAGTTTGTTTTTAACCTTTCGCCTCATTGCTATTTATCAACGTCATTTATTCATTTGGGCATATAAAAGAACTTGTAAAGTCATATCCTCTAAACACCCTAAACAGTACATATTTTATTTGAAAATACTTCTATATATTTATTATTTAGAATATCTTTGTAGAAAGAAACTTCTAAATAATGAATTTATGACTAAGATAATTCACGTACATCTCATTTTTGAGAAAAAGGACTATTATTTCGGCAGTATCAGCGCCATTTATACCGTCCTAAATGACGCTCAAATAGGTATTAAAAAGAGCTCGCTACTTCATGCCGGTCTCACTGATGGTGGCGTTAAGATAACCCGTAGAGCCATTATCAAGCAGTCTCATCTCATTCGTTGTGTTCAAGAATGACCTAAACACTCCATACGGAAAAAGGGCTGAATCGCGCCTCAAAAAGCGTCAATTCAGCCCTCATCTTATATCCATGTAACATTTGACCGTTTAAAGTGTTTTCATACCCTATTCAAATGTAACATCTGTGCCTCACAATGTAACAATTCGATTTGTTCCAGCACGCACAACTCAAATAGCCTCAAACCTTTTATTCATGGGCATTTCAGCATCATTTAACTCCCACATGCTTTACATACAAAGTGATTTACCCCCCTTAGAATTAACAAAGCTATTTACTTTTTTGGAGAAGTATAGCATAAATTTTAATGAGTATATGTTGGCAAAGATGTTGGCTTGGGCACAAACCAAACAAAATGCAGAAGTGGTAAGTGAATACTTTTCAATGAGAGCGTGCTGTCGTGGGGTTGCTATTCAGTTATTGCAAGGTCTTAAAGATGCAAAATTAATAAATGAATCATACGAAATTCCAAAGGCTGGAAGCGTTTTTGACCCTTGCTGTGTTCCTCTGGATAGGGATTTTATGCAGGATATACTCAATTACTAATCCTACGGCAAAGAAAGCCAGTCGAACGACTGGTTTTCTTACTTCAAATAATATTTCATCTTGAAATGGGTTCACAAAGGCGGCAGGGCAACTGACTGCCTTTTTTTATTTCAGTTTTTCATGTGCTAATAAGTTTTATAGCACCTACTCCGGAGGCTGTAAAAATTGCTAATATACAACTGTTTACCTATCTATTGCCGATTATAGCTATATCCGTAATGGTTGAAAATACGGGCTGGAATCAAAAGGCTGCATAAAACGGTTATTCTTACCTTCCAGTGCAGCGGCATGGGGAAATAGCGGCAATATGGCGGCACTGATACGGTCTTTATTGAAAGTGTTCCTTTGATTAGGGACACCGACCAGAGGTGAGTATAATCGTATAGAGATAAAAAGATAAAGAGTTCCACGAGCAGGGGTATATCCAGAACTGCCTAGAGTAATTCAAGTACTATAGATTTTACAGTATATAATGAAACTAACCTAAAACAATTAAATTATGGAGTATTACACCTTTGAACAATTAAAAGAAATGGCTTTTAGTGATGGAATTACTGGTAATAAGGTGGCTGTCGGTATATGGGCTAAAATGAACGGCTTTCTAAAGAAAAAGAAGCAGGTGAACAAGCGTAGAATTACATTCTACTTTAAACTGGATAATTGGCAGTCTCGTAATTTATGACTACCGGAGCCTCTCTATAAAGCAGTATCAAGAACTGCATATAATACTTGTTCCGGCATACATGGTTAGCCAGATAACACAAGGAAGTAAATTACAGATGTTTTTTAAAGATAGTCTTAGTGAAGTGGTACTAAGGAAAAATGAGCCGTAGTCTATGGGAAATTTGACACCAAGTATAGGGGAAAAATGATACTCTATACATTACTACATTACTAACATTACAACATAGATAATTCAGTGCTTCGCACTTCATTATCAAATTTTGAGCTTTCGTAGATAAGTAACTAATGATAAAAACGTAACATTATGATGATATACAACAACAGACTGTTCAATACCAGAAAGGAATTGAAGCGGTATCTAGGCGGAACACGTAAATACAACAAGGCTCTGAAAAGCGGAGAGATTTATAACATATACCAAGAAGAATCAAATAACCAACCGTTTGCGCACAATGGAACAACAATATACGACACTGACAAAAGACATTAATAATATAGATAATATGGATGCCATAGTATATGCCTATATAAAATCAAGGATGAATTATAAAACTTCCATTGCGGATAATATTACGGAAAAGGAGATTTCCGAAAAACTAGGCATATCATTAAGCACTGTAAAAAGAAGCGTTGCAAGGCTAAAGAAGAATAAGAATCTTGTTGATAAAGTGATAATTAATAATGTAATAGCAGAGGGAAGCTACAAAACGTACAACAAATATTATATGGCAAAATGTAATGAGAACTTCTTCTATATTTATAACAGTTTCTTTAATGATGATATGAACATTACGAAAGCCGGTGAACGAACTAAATTAAAGAACTTCTTGCTTAAAATAAAGGCTCTATGCAAAAAGGAAACGAACAAGTATATAAGTGAAAGCCCGTATCTGGGTGGGCTTAACAAAACGGAGCTTTCTAAAAAACTGGGCATTGCTACAAAGACATTAGACAAATATCTGGAAATGACAGTCAATGCAGGACAGATAAAATATATAACTAATGGTTTGCTGATACTGAACAAGTCCATTATTCCAGATTTTAAGAAAGATGATACAAATACAAGAATCTATCATATTATTTATGACTGGTGCATTGATAACGATGTTGCTCCACCAGACAGAAACGATGAAATAACAGTAATGGAAGATGGCAGTGTCAGAAGAAGAAACAGATTGCTTGCTGAACTAGCTTGTAAACTGGTTTATATGAAAGATGAAGAAATTAGGAGTTTGCTAACTAATAGAATAACTTCCGAAGAAATAACTTTGGAGTATATAGCTAAAGCGCTGAATATAAATAACAAGAAGAAAGAAGATATACAGTATTCCGTCATGCTTGACTAAACTAGCTAATCACCTATATTCAGTTTAGCTAAAAGTCAAGAGAGCAAATATATAAGGTACTTCATATAAGAATTCCCCTCCCCATTCAATCAGTAATCTTAAATATATAAGAGTGTCTGCCTTGCGTGCCCACAACCCCCTTAGTCCCCCTCTGTATATTGATATAAAAAAGAACTATTAATCATTTAAACTTTTATCAATATGAATAATTTAGTTATCATGCCAACGGAGAAAAGAACTTTGAATTTAGGTGAGTATGCAGAAGAAGCTACTATAATTGTGGAAGAAACAGCAACGCCAAGTATTACTTTCTTGGAAGCTAATACGGATTCTATCACACTGGAAGAACTTGCAAACAAATGTGTTGTGCCTACTTGGGCTAACTTGGAATCAACCATTTCACACCAAGACTTCGTTTCATGTGTGCATGAGGCTGCAAACTCATTCTATGCAGGTGAAAAGGTGAGCTTTCCGGAAATAAGAGTTTCGCATATTGTACGGGGTAGAACTCCGTCCGCGCTTGGTAAGAAAGCAAGTGAACTGTTAGAATGTGAAAAGACACAATTCTATCAAAGACTTGCGTTTGCTTTTACTGTTCCCACCATTTTTGAAACGATAAGAGGGCAAAAACTTGAATTGTGCATAGGTGGGGTAAGAAATTATAGTGACTTGAATCTGTACCGTTCTTCCAAAGGCTTAGAAAAGTTTTCCGTCTTTATTGGCTGGAGAATGAGAATTTGTTCCAATCAGATTCTTACCGGTGAGGGTGTGAGGTTTAACATGGAAGTAACCAATATCAATGAACTTTACAGAAATGTACTGGAATTGCTTAACGGCTTCAATGCTGCCAAAGAAATACATTTGATGCAGACATTATCAGATACTTATCTATCTGAAACACAGTTTGCACAAGTGGTAGGCAGAATGAGAATGTACCAGGCACTTTCACCTGCAAGACAGAAAACAATACCAAGACTTCTAATCACTGACAGCCAAATAAATAGTGTGTGTCGTGATTATTACACAAATGAAGTGTTTGGAGTGAAAGATAATGCCATATCTCTTTTTGATTTTCACAATTTACTCACACAATCAAACAAAAACAGCTACATAGACAGCTATTTACAACGTGGGGTAAATGCTACAGAAGTAAGTGTTGGACTGAACAATGTATTACAAGGACTGGATAATAAATATTCTTGGTTCTTGGGCTAAACTAATCAATGAGAGGACATCTATTTATTTAGGTGTCCTTTCTTATTTTTTATAAAACTATGGATAAACAGATAGATAATGTAATACAACACATTAAAGATTTGGAAAACAGATTGGGTTATGTGGATAATAATCTCCGATACATCAAAGTGATACAAGCCTTAAAATACTGGTTGGATAAATTTGATAATCAGTTGTCAGAAGAAGAAAGAATAAAAGGAAAATTTGCAGCCATTTATGAAAGTTACTTCTGTTCCGGTGGTGGATTTTCTTTTTATGATAGGGTGTGCAATTCCATATTGGAATATAAATATGGGAACAGACCTTTTTAATTTGTGTGTTCAAATGGAAAATGTGTTCAAATTAATCTATAAGGTTGCTTTGAACACATTCTTTTTAGTTATCAATTAATTCAAAGAATAAAATGAAAACAGCAGTAATATATGCTCGTGTTTCTTCTGCCAATGATAGACAGGACACAACAAGGCAGATAGAGGATTTGAAACGTTTTGCCAATTCCCAGAATATAGAAGTTATTTCCATATTTGAAGAACACATAAGCGGTGCAAAGAAGAATGAAGAACGTCAGGTGCTTACTGACTGCCTACACTTCTGTATAAAAAAGAATGTGGATTACCTACTGTTATCTGAACTTTCCAGACTTGGCAGAAGCACGTTACAAGTGCTTAAATCTCTGGATATGCTACATGAATCCAAGGTATCAGTATATATACAGAATTTAGGCTTATATACTTTACAACCTAATGGAGAGGTGAATCCAATAGCTTCCATCATGGTGACTGTACTCGCAGAAATGGCAAACATTGAACGGTCAAACATTACTTACCGTCTTAATTCTGGAAGGGCAAACTACATTGCCAAAGGTGGCAAACTTGGCAGAAAGCAAGGCAGTATTAAGACTGATAATAAGAAGAAAGAGGAATACAAAGATACCATCGCTTTATTAAAAAAGGGCTATTCAATTAGGAATATAGCCAAATTACAAGGTATTGGAATCTCTACAGTTCAACGGATAAAGAATCAGTTTATAAAGTCTTAAACATTTATTGAGGTAGAATTATTCAGAAATTTGCTTTTATATGCCGACTTCTGAATTTTCTACCTACTTGAAGTGATAAAGAAGAACAGCTTACCAGGTGATTTAATAAACAATAGTTCTTGCTAATCAAACGTAATTTAGTAACTTTGTGCCAATTCCAGACACCTAATGAGTTAGGGACTGGAAGGACATATTAGTTAATAAAGAGCGTTATTGATATTATCCCTTATTGGAATCTGGACAATTTCAAAAGTCAAGGATAATAAGCAAGGACGCTCACGTCAATGTTATATACCTATCTATAAAGATGGTCTATATATCGTTTGGCGTGGGCTATTGTTTATTACTTGACTTGGGCAGTCCAGAGCCTCAATAAGATAATACTCAATAGTTCCCACGCTTCTTTTATTTTGTAACAGTCAATAGGGAACATTGGCTATAATACTATGGTAAAAACAGACAGTCTATCTATCAATTAATAAGTATGCAGCTTCTTGTTGTGTTCCTCATGCTTATTCTGAACTTATTTATTAATGCTATCTATTGGGAACATAGAGGCACAAATAAACTTAGATTAAAAATGAAAACTTTTAGATTAATTGGAATGGCTTTACTAGCCGTAGTAATGTGTGTGAATTTTGTTTCTTGCAGTGATGACGATGACCCAATCAAAAATGATGATGGTATTATCACCAACCAAAAGAAACTAATGGAGATTAAAGAAACATCTGATGATGGGTATATCAGTATATATACATTCTCGTACGACAATCAAAGCAGGCTAACATCCATTGTTGATAACGAGGATGGACATTCAGACAACAATATTATCAATTTCACTTGGGGCAATAATACCATTATTGCAACAAAACGTGGAGATGCAAGAAGAACATACACACTTTCTGATAATTTAGTGAGAAAACAACAGAACAACGAAGGAGCTTCAAAAGCATTTACCTATAACTCATCCAACCAATTAATTAAAGTAGATGAAACGGATGAAAGACATAGTGGTGACGATTGCAGCTATACTTATACTTGGGATAATGGGAAAATGACAAAACATATATACAAAGAGAATAATAGTGAAAAATCTTATGTTTATGAATACACTTACAACGGAAAGACTTGTAAGGGATGGTTCCCAAATATGGAAGATGAAGGCTGGGATGCTTTAGATGATGATTATATTTTCTTCGCACATCCCGAACTCGTAGGTATGCGCACTAATCAACTGCCCGAACAGATATTTAGTAAGGATACTGAAATATATGAATATTATGATGAATATTTCAAGGAAACTTGTAAGTCTGAATATACTTATGAAGATACAGTTAAATTTGAATATAAATTAGATAAAGATGGATATGTGGAAAGCTGCACTGTAACATATACATACGTGAACACTACTAAACAATCATTTACAGATAAAAATGGTGACGGTGTTATTACTGATGATGAAAGAAATGTAACAGAAACTCGTACCGAAACTGATATTACAATTTATTCTTTTAAGTGGGAATAAATACATTAAATAGATTCATATTAAAAATGAAACAACAATGAAAGCATTCAGATTAAATGGAATGGCAATTATTGCCATCCTCTTTAGCATAAGCTTTACGTCTTGCGGTGACGATTATGATGATTCTATTATAATAGACAGAGTAGATAATTTGGAGAATAGAATTACGCAACTGGAAGAAATCTGCAAACAAATAAACACAAATATCTCCTCTCTGCAAAACATTGTGGTAGCGTTGGAAAACAACGATTATGTAACAAGCGTAACTCCTATTACCAAGGATGGTAAGGAAGTGGGTTATACTATTACATTTACTAAAAGCCAACCTATAACTATCTATCATGGAAAGGACGGGAAAGATGGTGCAGATGGAAAGGATGGAGTAAATGGTACTGATGGAAAAGATGGAGTCACGCCTATTATTGGGGTGTCAAAGGATTCTGATGGAATTTACTATTGGACACTCGACGGAAAATGGCTTCTGGATAGTGGCGGAAATAAAATAAAGGCTATAGGCACTGATGGAAAAGACGGAGAAAGTGGTACGGATGGAAAGGACGGTATCACTCCACAATTAAAGATAGAAAATAATTTCTGGTATGTGTCTTATGACAAAGGGGCTAACTGGACTAAGTTAGGGGCTGCCGCTACAACTGTTGATGAAACATTTAAAGATGTGACAGTCAATGATAATACAGTAACCTTTACATTGGCAGACAATACAACTTTTACTCTTCCCCGATATAAAGCTGTAAGTATTACTTTTGATGTGCAAGAACAAGGCATTTCAGCAGGGCAGACTGTTCAGATTCCATATACACTGAAAGGGGCTACAGATAAAACTATAGTATCAGCCTCGTCAGATGGAAATTATAAAGTAAGATTGGAAAATCAGACTACAGACGGTGGCATTATAACAGTGACCGCTCCCGATTCTTATGTTGATGGGTATGTCAATGTGTTGGTTTCTGACGGAAACGGATATACATCTCTGAACGTGATTAACTTCTACGAATGGGAAATGAATATCAGCAGTTCAGAAGAAGGACAACCGCTTACCTACAGCATACCTACAGACGGAGGAAAAGTAACCATACCATTAGACGTAAATTTTGATTATGAAGTGCTCATTCCCGAAGATGCGACTGATTGGGTGAGTGCGACAATAAAAAGTCGTGCAGTGATACGCAATGAAATAATATCATTTAATATAAAACCCAATATGACATCCAATGCCCGCGGTTGTATTATCCCTCTTTTGCCAAAGAATGGGACAAAAGCATTGGCTAAATTCAGAATCCAGCAGCGTTCACAAGCCCAGACCCAAGCAGAAAAGGTATTCAAGAACAAGTTTCCACAACAAGTGGATGATATGAAATTCACTTATTCAAATGGTTTTCTTACTAAAATGGAGGATGACTATGGAACGGCTACATTTACCTACAATTATCCTGCAAAGACTAAAGCTGTTGGCGTACCTGATGTTATAGTAGAGTATGATGGTAGTAATAAAGCCCCAAACTATACGATTGAGGTATGGGTGAACTCACAAGGATTTGCAGAAGAAATTTATCAGACGATTACTGAATCCGGTGGTTATACTTATTCCAATACAAAAACATGTAAATATGATTCCGAAGGACATCTCATCTTTATGAAAGACAATAGAGAGAACAGAGAATACACTATCACATGGGAAGATGGAAACATTATTAAAGTTCAAACAAAATGTTTCTTTGACAGTGATAACAAATTGGAATGGGAAAGAATTCACGACTTCGATTACTATGCTACTCCCAATAGTAAAAACATGTTGTTCTACTATCACATTTATAGTATAGACATTGACGAGGTGGATTGCCTTTATTGGGCAGGCTATTTAGGTATCGCTCCTAAAAACCAGACAAAATCATTGAATGGTAGTACTATAGACTATAATGGTTTTAGTCAAACCGAAAATTACAATTACACATGGAGCAGCAATGGAGTAACAATTGATGGTGGTAGAGAGATTTATTTTATACCCTAATTTGTTTATAGCCCAACAGCACTATTAAGCCAAAAAGCCAACCTACCATAAACAAATGGATAAGTTGGCTTTTTCAGTTCTGAACAAATTATTAACGCTTTCTCCTTTTGAACTTCATGGATGGGGTAAGTCCATACGCACTTTCAGGAAAATATGTGCGGAGAAATTTATCACTTGCTAATCTATAAGTGGTAATAGTGTGCGTTTCCATGTAATCGGGTATAAGGCATACCCTTGCATCTTTTCTTATCTAATTTTTCATAGCTATAAAATTTTGAGTTTCACATATACAACTGTATTCTGGATTATGGAAAATTCAAAGCAAACAAAAACAATATTTTGATATACAGCATTTTAAGTCTACAATTAGCTTTTTAGTTTATTATATCATAACACGATATCTAAAATATACAAAATAATATCCAACCCCGGACATGGGCACCAGGCAGGGACAAGGGACGCAGGGACTTGATGTCACCGTTCTTGCGGATATAAAAATGATAACCTGCGCCGGAGAAGCCCCGGCGCAGGTGGTCTGTCGTCAAGTCGTGCTCCGTATAGCAGCGGTCGCAGCGGGTGGCGGAACAATGGACGACGATAAGATTGATGAATCTCATGAGAATTAAAAATTAGAAATTAAAAATTAAAAGTGAAGGAAACCCGCTACACTGTCATGGCATGGGCGCTCAGGGCACCAATAAGCGCGGAGGCTACAGCGATTATCACTTTCAGAATCTTATCCCAAACAGATGATTTTGTACTCATAAAATTAAGGATTAATGGTTAAGAATTAATGGTTAAGGATTAGTGATTAAGGATTAAGGGCTAATGATTAATGGTTAATCATTAGGGATTGATTAGCGATAAGCGATTTGCTTGTGTTCATTAACCATTAATCACTAACCCTTAATCATTCCTTCTTTATCCCAGCGGATTTTTGCCCTGGTCGCCGTCGTCGCCGTCGCCGCCTCCGGAACCACCGCCTTGATTGCCGCCGCCGGAGCCGCCCTCCTCGGGCTTGTCGAGCACAAAGCCCACATTCGCCGGGCTGCGGGTCACGGCGGTACTGCCGTTCACCAGCTTCAGCTCCTTGTCGGGGATAAAGCGGATATTCACCTTCGAGATATTGCGCACCGTACATTTGTCCGAGGCCTCCATGCCGGGACAGCGGAACGTCATGTGGAAAGTGCCCAGCTGGTTCAGCTTCACCTTGTCGCCGTTGGCAAGGTTGCCTTGAATCTCCTCCACCAGGGCTTCGATGACGTGCTTCACGTCGCCCTTCGTCATGGCACAGTTTTTCTGAATGGAGGCGGCAAGGACATCGATGTCCACGGTGCCGCAGGTCTTGGGTTTCTGACGGAGATAGTACAACATGGGCGAAGCCGGGTTGCTCACGATTTTACGGCGCTGAAAGCGCTCTACAATTACATCCATAAATTTGAAAAGTTAAGGTTTAAGTTAAGAAAAATGAGTTATAAGAGAGAAGTGGGTAAGGGAAGGGATAGGGCGCCCGAATCAATGATTATTCCTTTTCTTAAGCACATTACAAAGATACAACATTAAGAAGCGGAAGTCAAGTGTTTTGCCATTTTTTTACTACAAAAAACACGGAGACACAGAGTTTTTCAAGCAATAAGAAAAATCTCCGTGTCTTTGTGTCTCTGTATTCTATAAATTTCCATCCATCACTTTGCATTCCTCGTCAGCCACTCCAATGGTGGTATGTAGTCCACCAGTTTTGTCATGCTTTGGTTATGATGGAAATAGACTTCACCGGTTTTGCCATTACGGTGCTTGGCTATGATGACGATACCCAGGCCATCGGTGGGATAAGTACTCTTCTTATCGACGGTCTTGCCGTAGAGGGCAGGGCGGCAAAGCAGCATTACCATATCCGCATCCTGCTCTATGGCGCCGCTCTCGCGTAGGTTGCTCAGGGTGGGGCGATGGTCTATGCTACCGTCGCTCGCCCGGTTCAGCTGGCTCAGCAGCAGTACGGGGATATCCAGCTCCTTGGCCAGCAGCTTTGCCTTGCGGCTTGCCTGCGCCACTTCCTGCTCGCGGTTGCGGTTTTTCTGGTCACTCCTCATGTCACATAGTTGCAGATAGTCCACAATCACCATGTCACAGCGATTCTTGCTCTTCAGCAGGCGGGCGGAAGAACGCACGCGGTCCATGCTCGTCATCGGATGGTCGTCTATCAGTATGGGCAACCGCGACAACTCGGCAGACGCCTCATGCACCTGCCTCACCTCGCCGGGTGTGAGCTGGCCGCTGCGCAGGTGTTGCGGGTCTACCCCCTCCGTAGCTGCAAGCAGCCAGCGGTCGCCCAGGCGCTCGCCTTGCATTTCGAGGCTGAAGACCACCACATGACGCCCCGCCATGGCAGCGGCACGGGCCAGGTGGAGGGCAAAGGCCGTCTTCCCCACCGACGGACGGGCAGCAAGGATGTTCAAGTCGCCGCGCTGCCAGCCCGCCGTAACGTGGTCCAGAGCGTCAAAACCCGTAGGGATACCCGTAATGCCGTTGCATCCGTGCTCCATACGCTGCTCCACCTCGGCCAGCGTGTCGTCCATCAGCCGGTCTATGGAGCGAAGGTGGTCGGCTACGCCGCTCTCGTCCTCCAGCCCCTCCAGCAGTCGATGGGCTTCCACCAGGATGTCGTCAATATCCATCGACTCGTCGGCACTGAACGCCAGCAGTTGCTGGAATCCCGTACGCATGATACTCCAGATGAGCACTGGAGCTGACCTTCGAGCTGATGCGTAACAGTTCGTAAGGCCCGCCCACGGCATCGAGTTTGCCACGGGCTGCCAGTTCGTTCTTCAGCGTGATGGTATCTATGGACTTTGCGCTGCGATACATCGATTGCAGGGCGGCAAAAATTTCCAGATTCTTCTCCTCGTAGAACATCTCGGGACGAAGTTTGTCCACCACCAGAGGCATGGCAGCGCGCTCTATCATGCAGGCACCGATGACAGCTTCTTCGAGGTCACTGTCGTGGGAAAAAGTAGTTTCAGTCATCATATTCATTTTCAAAAGATTTGTCCGCCAGATAGGTGGCGGCTTGTTTACAATATTTTTGGTTGTTCAGATGGTCGTAATATTCGTCGATGTTGTCCAGTGCCCGCTGTTTCTCGCCTGCCGTCAATTTTTTCCATTCGCGACGGGCCCGGCCGATGTTTACCTTGGGATGCTCGGTGATGTCATGAAACTTTTCCCAGAAGATGCAGAAGTCCTCTCCCACCCCAGCCACCGGCGCTGCCTTCTTCTTCCGCGGGGCTGCTTTAGGACGGGCATTGCCAGTAAGGAAATCATAATCGGGGATACGGATGTGCATCACGTAGGGGTTGGCCACCCGCTCCACGATGCCGGCGTCGAACATCTTGTTGAAGAAG